CGTGGAGCCAACCGTGGTTACCAAGTAAACTCAAAAGGTGCAGCATTAGATCATCAGATCATATACGGTAAGATGAAAACTGGTGGTGCTATACTATACGATGAAGCCACAGGCACTAACAACAAGCACCTTCACAGGATCATTGCTGTCGCTGGACATGAGGTACAATCGTTTGAAGAGTTTTACATAGACGATGAACTTGTGACTGTTGACAGTGATGGTAATGTAACATCCCCTACTAAATATAACGATTTAATCAGAATACTTACTTACAACGGGAGCGCAGATCAACTAGCATCAACCGAACTTGTGGAAGAGTCTGATGGTAAATGGACAAGTGAACACAGGCTTCGTGGTATTGCATATATGTATGTTAGACTGAAGTTTAACGCTGATGTTTTCCCTAATGGTGTACCTTCAATAACTGCCGTAGTAAAAGGTAAGAAAGTCTACAATCCTTCTAGTGGAGCAACAGATTGGTCTGACAACCCTGCGCTATGCCTACGTGACTACTTGACTTCAAGCTACGGACTTAGTGAAGCTGCTGCTAACATAGATGACGATTTAGTTACCAGTGCTGCTGCTGTATGTAACCAGACAAACACACTTGCTAGTACCACACGTTATACTTGTAATGGTGCTTTCACTACTGCACTTACACCTTACGACCTTCTGTCTGATCTATTGACCTGTATGGGTGGGTCTCTGTGGTATGCTCAGGGTAAGTGGCGTATGAAACCTGCCTACTGGACAAACCCAGTGATGGACTTAACAGACGATGACTTACGCTCTGGTATAAACGTAAGTACACGACATTCTCGTCGTAATAACTTCAATACGGTAAAAGGTACTTTCCGTGGGTCAGAGTCTAACTGGCAAGTCACTGACTATCCAGAAGTTACTAACTCAGCTTTTCGTACCGCTGATAATAATCAAGAATCTGTCGCTGACGTAGACTTACCATTCACTGACAACTCTATTGAGGCTAGGCGTATAGCTCTAATCAGCCTAGAGTCTAACAGACAACAGCTTACGATTAATGCAGCCTTTGGCCTGAGAACACTAGAGCTACAAGTTGGCGACAACGTAAGGATTACTAACACACGTTTTGGTTGGACTAACAAAGAGTTCCAAGTAATAGCTTGGTCGTTTGGCCTATCAGATGGACTAGACCTACAGATCAACATGACTTTACGTGAGACTGCTGAATCTGTGTTTGATGAAGTTAGTGATGGTATCGTCTACGAGAGAGACAACACTAATCTACTGTCGCCTTTTGATGTACCAGAGGTCGGTCTTGCCGTATCCGCTGAAGCTAAAGTCAGCAACCAGAAGGTATCAAACATTGCTGTTGCTAATGTAACATCAGGTAGGGCAGAGGCTATCGACTATGTTGAGGTTGAGTACAAACTTGCAAGTGAGACGGTTTTCTCTACATTTGGTCAAGGACCACTTGGTGAGTTTAAGGTAAGAGACTTGCAAGTAGACTCCTATGACTTCAGAGCTAGAGCTATTAACACCTTTGGTATTAAAGGTCAGTTTACACTACTAGAGAACCAAGAGGTTAACGCATTTATTGGTGACCCATCTGATGTTGGTAGTCTACTGGCAGAGATTTCTGGTGGCACACTGTTTTTAACTTGGCCTCCTATTCCTGACCCTGACTTGAGCCATTACGAGATTAAACACAACTCCAACACAACGGGAGCTACTTGGGGCAACTCATCAACTATCATTGAAAAGGTCGCTAGACCATCCACCTCTGCATCTGTGTCAGCTAGATCAGGGACATTCGTAATTAGGGCTTACGACAAAGAAGGTAACTTTAGTGAGAATGTAACGACTGTTGTAATAGACCCCTCACAGATACCACAGCTAGGTCAAACAGATACACAAACAGAGAACCCAAATTTCACTGGCTCTAAAACAAATGTCATTAAGGTTGGCAGTGCAATAGAGATAGACAACACAAGCGCAGCAGAACCAACTGGTGAATACTTCTTTAGTGCTTACATCGACACGGGGTCAGCCCGTAATGCTAGAATAACAGGCGCACGAACATTCACTAGAAAGTTTGATGGTGGCACTTTGTTGTGGGACAACATCCCTCAGAATTGGGACACTTGGCCCGGAAACTGGGATACGTGGACAAACGAAACTGCTGAGTTTGGTGATGTGTCTGTTATAGTGTATGTTTCAGCTACAAGCGACGATCCCTCTGGTTCCCCTACATGGGGTTCTTATGAATTAGCAAACGGTGGATACCTCACAGGTCGTGCCTTTAGGTTTAAGGCTGTATTAAGCAGCGACAACAGTACATATACACCAACCGTTACAGCACTTAGTGTTGACGTAGAGTATTAACAGAAAGGGCTTAACATGAGCCAACACGATTTTGATATTGCAAACCAGACATCATCGAATGCAAGAGCCGACATCAATAATGCTTTAAAGGCTTTGGCTAGTACGTCGTCTGGAACTACAGCACCTAGCACCACATATGCGAATATGCTTTGGTATGACACATCTGCAAACATACTAAAGATGAGGGCTGAAGCTGATGATGCTTGGATCAACATAGGTTACGTAGACCAGAGTGCTGATGCCTTTAGAATACTAGATGACACACAAGTCGTTACTACTGCTGGAAGTCAGACAGGTCTACTAGGCGATCAAGCTACAGGTACGTGGCAAGCTGGTACGGGTACAACGGAGAGTTTAGTTAGTCCTGCAAAGATAAAGGCTGCTATTATCGCATTATATTCAGCAGCTTCTGGGCCTGACTTCACAACACAGGTAGCGTTTACCTCTGCTGTAACTTCTGCTGCACACGGATTAGGGGCAGTACCTTCACGCTGGGAAGTCAAGATTGTATGTACATCAACAGATTTGGGTTATGCTGTTGGGGATGTTATCTGTCTGACTTCACATAACGAAGGGAGTGGACTACGTGGCAATACTGCGTCTGTCAACGCCACGAATATTCAAATCGCTGGTAACTCTGTCTATATAAATACCAAAACAGGCAGCGGTGTTTCACCTCTAACAAACTCCAAGTGGGATGTTATTTTTGAATGTTGGAAATAAAGGATAAAACATGGCTTATAAATTAGGAACACGTAGTCTACAGAACTTATCAGGGGTAAACCCAGACATGGTTGCTGTAGTTAGCAAAGCAATAGAGATAACTGAAGTTGACTTCACAGTCATTGAAGGTATCCGTAATATCAATCGTCAGAGAGAGCTAGTAAAGGCTGGAAAGTCTACTACACTTAACTCCCGTCACCTTACGGGTCATGCTGTAGACATGGTTCCTTATCCTGTTGATTGGGAAGACATTGATCGTTTTGAATTGATGGCTGAGGCTATGAAAGAAGCGGCAGAAGAACTCGACATTCCTATCGTATGGGGTGGTGACTGGAAGAGTTTTTATGACGCTCCCCACTTTGAGTTGGACAGAAAGAAATATCCATGACACCTGAGTGGTTAGACAAGTGGCGTATATGGCCCCGTCTGATTATCACTCTGTATGGCATAGCTTTCTACCAAACAACTAACTGGTTTATGAACCTTCCAGACCCTACTAACGCACAAGCTGGGTTTGTCTCAGTTATCGTTGGTGCTGGTGCTGGCTTCTTTGGGATATATGTCAATGGTAAGAGTAACATTAGCACTCCTGTCGATACTCCTTCTAAGTAATTGTAGTCAACTTAATCCTCTCGGTTTCCTATCGGGGGGAGGAACTAACGTAGCTGCAAACACTCAGATAGGTAAAACTAACACTCAGACAATCGGTACTACAAAGAACACTGAACAAAAGATAGTAGTAGAGACCTTAACTGGTGAGATTGAACAGTCTAACGATGACAATAAAGTTAGCACTAAATCGGTAGACAACTTAACAATCAACGAAATCCCACCTTGGGTCATCTTACTATTAGTTCTTGGTTGGATGCTGCCTACTCCTCAAGAGATGGGCAAAGGTCTTTTGAAAATAATAACGCTAGGAAGATACCGTGGAAAACCAAACTGAATGGCACTTATCTAAATCTGTCCCTCTAACCTTTGTCGTAGCTATCTTTATTCAGACTGTATCGTTGGTGTGGTATGTGTCCTCAATGGATAATGCTATCAAGAACAACGAGAAAGAACTGCTAAGGCAAGATGTACGTATTAGTACACTAGAAGGTGTAGTACAAGCTCAGGCTCTTACTCTAGCTCGTATAGATGAGAATATAAAGTCCATTAGGGTTATGATGGAGAGAGTAGCCTACAAAGACGAAGCTAGGTAATGGACCCCCTTAGCTGTATAGCAGCAGCCAGTACAGCATACACAGCCCTAAAGAAAGGCTTTGCTGTGGGCAAGGAGCTATCCTCAATGGGTTCCCAGTTGCAACAATGGTCAAAGGCTTTGAGCGATCTTGATTTTGTACACGAGAAGGCATCTAAGCCACCCATGTACAAGATGTTTTCTGACACACAATCTCAGGCACTAGAGGCTTGGTCAGCTAAACAACAGGCAACCCAGATGAGGGAAGAACTCCGTAGCCATATCTCTTTCGTTTACGGACCCTCAGCTTGGGATGAAATAGTACGCACTGAGGCTAGGATGCGTAAGGAACAACGAGAGTTAGTCTACAAGAAGCAAGAGTTTATCGACAACTGTATCAACTGGACAATAGGTATACTCTTGGCCTTGGCAGGTATAGCTGGACTAGCACTTGTATTTTATCTGGTAGGTAAACAACAAGGTAAGTGGTAGCTCACTCCATAAATAGATACAAAAAGACCCCCAAGGAGCAATCCAAGGGGGTTTTTCTTTGTCTAGGTTTCTTCGGGCCAACGATAGCATAAGTAGCCTTTTACTATGTATCCGTTAGACTCTACGAACTTGAACCCATCAGGCATTGTACTAAGGCAT